AAAAGGTATTCCTTGCCTACAACCCCCCGGAATTTTATACAGACCGGGAGGCGGATAAGATTATTGAAGCCATGGGGCCGGAGATCATGGAACGCCGCATGAAGCAGATGGTGGATGCGGGTCTGGTGAAGGGCAAGATTCAGGTCAAAACCTGATGTCCTACGATTTCAAATACAAACCTGCGGGTGAAACGCTCCGGCAATTTATGCTGGATGACCATTTCTTTCGTGGAGTCCGTGGCCCGGTAGGTAGCGGTAAGTCGGTTGCCTGCTGTGTGGAAATCTTCCGCCGTGCTGCCATGCAGAAACCCGGCAAAGATGGTAAGCGTAAGAGCCGCTGGGCCGTAGTCCGTAATACAAACCCACAGTTGAAGACCACAACGATCAAGACTTGGATCGACTGGTTCCCCGAAGATGTCTTTGGTCGCTTTGGCTGGTCGGTTCCCTACAATCACAACATCTCTATTGGCGATGTAGAACTGGAAGTCCTGTTCCTGGCCTTGGATCGAGAGGAAGATGTCCGTAAATTGCTGTCCCTTGACCTGACAGGGGTGTGGGTGAACGAAGCCCGCGAGGTAAGCAAGTCAATTATTGATGCCTGCACCATGCGTGTTGGCCGATTCCCCAGTATTAAGGATGGTGGCCCTAGTTGGTATGGCGTAATCTGTGATACCAACGCTCCGGAAGACGATCATTGGTGGCCGATCATGGCGGGTGAAGCCCCCATGCCGGACAATGTACCCAGAGAAGAAGCCCTGATGCTGGTCAAGCCCGAAGACTGGGTGTTCTACAATCAGCCGCCGGGTATGCTGGAAATCAAGAATGATTCTGGCGAGGTGGAAAAGTACATTGGTAATCAGATGGCGGAGAACTTTAACAATCTCCCTGCTGACTACTACAAGAAGATCATTACAGGTAAAACCAAGTCTTGGATTGATGTCTATGTGCTGAACAAACTTGGCACAATTGAGTCGGGCAAGGCCATTTACCCTATGTTTTCCGAGCAGGTTCACATTGCCAAAGAGAAGCTGCACCCGATTCCAAACCTGCCGGTCTATATTGGGATCGACTTCGGTCTTACTCCGGCGGCTGCGTTTGGTCAGCGACTACCTAGCGGTCGTTGGCAGATATTCCATGAGATCGTTACGCGAGATATGGGGGCAGTCCGGTTCTCGGAACTCCTACGCAACCAGATTCAGGTTATCTGTCCAGACAATGAACTACATATTTACGGCGATCCGGCTGGCGATTTCCGCGCTCAGACCGATGAAGTCACGCCGTTCCAAATCCTGCGAGCAAATGGAATCAAAGCCTACCCCGCGCCGAGTAACGATCCCGTACTTCGGATCGAATCGGTGCAAGCACCGCTAAATCGGATGGTTGATGGCTTCCCCGGATTCCAGATTGACTCTAGCTGCGCAACCCTGATTAAAGGATTCCGTGGTGGCTACAACTACCGCCGGGTATCGGTATCCGGTGAGGTACGCTACGAAGAAAAGCCCACCAAGAACAAATATTCCCATGTGCATGACGCACTGCAATACCTGTTTATTGGGGCGGGTGAGGGTAGATCATTAACAACTAATGCCAATAAGCCAGCGCAAGTGGCGAATGGGAGGTCAAATTGGAACATCTGGGATCAGAGATCGGGATTCGGGAAGAACAAGGGCTGGTCAAACCTGAGCCGCCGGAATTCGACTGGATGGTGATGTTCATTGACACCGATGAAAAACTAAAGTGGTGGGACTATTTATTCCACACTCGCAAGGGATTCCGCCATGTTTGTGCCATTGGCTACCAGCCGGGTAGTTATCACTGGATCTTCATGGACTGGACTTCTAAGTTTTTCCAGACTTGGATCTACCATCCGCTAGCTGCGAACGATGTCTTGAGGTGGGCGAAGACTGAGGCAAACGCTACGATTGTGTCGTACCGACCCCGCCGTGATAAAAATTCCGTTTTCAATTTCTCCATACTATACTGCGTCCAAGCCGTCAAACACCTTTTGGGTATTAAGGGCTTATTTGTGCTGACTCCTTGGCAACTCTACAAAGAGATGATGAGGACAGGCGGAACGCTTATTCACAAGGGAGAATGGAAATGAAGGTATATACCTCCATCCAATACCAAATGACTGAGGGCGGTCTTGTCGAACTGTCTTCTGACTCGTTTGATTACGAAGGTCCAGTAGCAGAAACCAAGGGTGGCGGCAGTCCTCCGCCGGAACCAACCCCTCCTCCACCACCGCCAACTCCAATTAAAGAAGAAGTGGTTGTGGCAAGAAAGCAAGCAAAAGAAGCATCGACTGGTACTGGCCGCTCTCGCCGCCGTGGTGGTCTTGGCTCTATTAGCAGCTTGCTGTCTGGTGGTTATCGTGGCTTCTTAGATCAAGATAAGCTGGGGTAAGCCATGGATATTTCAAATCTAATTGACCTGCTTCCGATGGCTGCATTGTTTAGCAGCCCTAAAGCACCGCCACCTGATCCTGAATTGGAGCGTGCGCGTAAAGAGCGCGAAGAAGCAGCCAAACAGGAAAAGATTTCACTGGCTAAAAAAGAAGCAGCAGCCGCTACTGCCGACTTAACTCGCCGCCGTAAGGGTGTAATGCTCAGCGGTTATCGCGGTTACGGTGAGCCGGAAGACGGAACAACCTTGGGGTAAGTCATGGCAGATCCTAGCTATATCATCAAGCGATACACTAAGGCCAAACAAGCACGGTCAAACTGGCTTGATGTTTGGCAGGAGTGTTATGAATACAGTTTGCCGTTGCGTGAAGGCTTTTTTATGGAAGCCCCAGCGCAATCTCGCATGGACAAAATCTTTGATGAAACCGCAGTAGTCGGTGTTCAGGAGTTTGCGTCTAGATTGCAGTACGGCATCGTCCCTAACTTTGCAACATGGTTTAGGTTTGAGCCGGGTTCGGACATTCCTCCGCAAATGCGGACAAAGGTTCAGTCTGAACTGGACGAGATCACTGAATATGTCAGTGAAATTATCCAGCACTCAAACTTTTCACAGGAAGTCCATGAGTCATTCCTCGATCTGTCAGTAGGCACTGGCAATATGCTGATCGAGGAAGGTGACGCAACCAATCCGATTAAGTTCTTGGCAGTTCCTCTGTCGCAAACCATTCTGGATTCTGGCCCATTCGATCAGATTGATGGTGTGTTCCGTGAGCGTAGCGTTAAGGCTAAGGACATCCTGACTGTATGGCCGAAGGCTAAGCTGTCAGATAGCTTGGCAGCTAAGATCAAGATGAATCCAGAGAAAGAAGTACCGTTTATTGATGCGGTATATCGTGACTGGAGCAATCGTGAGCAGGAAGTACACCAGTATTGCGTGATTGATCTGGAATCTCAGACCAAGATCATTGATGGATCGTTCAAAGGTGAAGGTTCTCGCCCTTGGGTTAACTTCCGCTGGTCAAAAGCGGCAGGTGAAATCTACGGTCGCGGCCCTCTGATGAACGCTTTGCCTGCAATCAAGGTATGTAACCTGACCATGCAGCTTGTTCTTGAGAATGCGCAGATGGCAATCGGTGGTATCTGGCAGGCAGATGATGATGGTGTTATTAACATCGACACGATTCAGCTTGTGCCGGGTACGATTGTGCCGCGCAGCCCGAATAGCCGTGGCCTTGAGGCAATTGCTTCTCCGTCACGCTTCGATGTGTCGCAGCTAATCATTGACAATATGCAGCAGAACATTAAGCGTGCGCTGTACAACCAAGACTTGGGCCGTACAGATACCACGCCGATGTCAGCTACCGAAGTGGCTGCTCGCCAGTCTAATCTTGCTGAGATTATTGGCTCTGCCTACGGCAGATTGCAGGCTGAGTTTGTTAATCCAATGCTGCGCCGGGTAGTTTCTATCCTGAAAAAGCAGGGCAAGATCGAGATTCCGAAGGTCGATGGCCGCGAAGTTAAGATTGTTGCCAAGTCACCGTTGGCCCGCGCTCAGCGTAACCAAGACATTATGCAGTTAACAAACTTCATTGGATTGGTCACGCAAACCATGGGTCCGCAGGCTGCATCGCAGTTTATTAGCCCGGATGAAACCATCAAAAAGCTGGCGGAATGGTACGAAATTCCCCAGAAAATCCTGATTGATGAAACCACTCGTGCGTTGGCCCAACGCCAAGCTCAGCAACAGGCAATGGCTATGGAGCAGCAAGCACCGGGTTCCGTTCTGGAATTAGCGCAAGCAAGTAGGAGCATGATGCCGTGAGTGTAGATGGGGTAGGACGGTCTGACGAAGCCGAAAAGCGCATTAACGAAGCCTTGGCCCTGTGTTTTAGCGGGGCCAATGGCGAGTTTGCCTTGAAATATTTGCGTTCAATTACGATTGAGCGCGTGATGGGGCCGAACTTTGATCCGAATTCACTGGCCCATATTGAGGGTCAGCGGTTCATTGTAGGCATTATTGAACAGCGCATTAAACGCGCACAACAAGGAGATCAGCCATGACTGACATGACAACTGATTCTGCGCCAGAAGCCGCAGTAGAAGCATCTTCGGAGCCAACTGCGGTTCCTCGTCCCGAATATCTGCCAGAAAAATTCTGGAATACTGAGTCTAGCCAACCCAATGTAGAAGGATTAGCAAAGTCTTATACAGAACTAGAGCGCAAGTTTAGCCAGCGTGCGTCCGCATTGCGTGAGGAACTGGAAAAAGAAATCCTGGCCCCGCGTGAAGGCGTGCCTGAATCGCCGGATAAATACCAATATGCCGTGCCAAGTATCGAAAATCTGCCTAATGGCTGGGAAGCACAGATGGTAGATGACGATCCAATGCTGGGTTGGTGGCGTGAAACTGCGCATAGCCGTGGCTTGACTCAAGATGAGTTTCAGGAAGGCATTAACAAGTATTTTGAATACCATTTTGGCGGCTTGCCTAACCGTGAATCTGAACTGCAAAGCCTTGGCGAGAACGGTCAGGCGCGTGTTGATGCCGTGGATATGTGGCTGGGCAAGAATCTGACCGAGCAGGAATACAATGTCATTGCTGATTTTGCTGTTAATGCCGACTCGATTAAGGTTTTGGAAAAGATTATTGGCATTCAGGCCGAGCCATCTTTGTCTAGTTTTGAGGGTGCGCCATCTACCGGATCTGTTAATGAAGACAAGCTCCGTGAGATGATGGATGACCCGCGTTACTGGAAGCCGGGGCAGATTGATGATGCCTACCGCAGCCAAGTAACCAAGGCGTGGCAAAAACATTTTGGTTAGTTAGTACTTGCTAACCTGAATTAGCGTGATTATTCTTAGCCCGTGGCCCCGCTGTGCGGAT